ACCAGGACCTGCGCCTGGCGGTTGAGGCTGCCAAGGAGCGGGCCTGCGCCGAGGGGGCTGGCCTGGAACCGCTTCCATGCTTCAACCGCGTCAACAATCTCATTCCAGTCGCTGGCGCTGGTCGCGATTCGCTCGCCTGGTCGGACTCGCTTCATGGGTCAGGTGCCGATGCCAAGGGTGCTGAAGTCGCCCCGGTCGTATACGCGGTACACGCGCGCGGCGACCGGCTTCTTAACCATCATGGATGCGGTCTCGTCCTCGGCGGACTCGTATTGCACATCGAGGTAGTCCCACCCCTCCTTGCTGGTCACGGTGATCGGGCCGACCACGATGCTTGTGGCGTTCCTCGAGATGCGGAAGAAGAACGTGATCGTCCAGAAGTCCTCCGTCTTGCGACGCCTCCCTTGGGCTCCGATGAAGAGGACTTCGCCGGCGGCGTAGCCCTTGAAGGTGGCGTTGTTCACCTTGGCGGTAAGCGCGCTGATCGCGGCCTTCAGTGAGCCAATCACGGTCGCATGGGCGATCTGGTGCGTCTCCTGGTACACCTCCTCGGGCACCACGACGTCAATGCCGTTCACCCCATCGTCCGTGACGCCGATGGCGCCCTGCCAGTCGGAAGCCACCCCGATGGCTGGATCCGGGTAGACCGCCACCGTGCTCTTGGCCTGGGTGATGTGCTGCGTTCCACCCGTGGTGTCGAAGCTGAACTCGCTGTCCCCGACCTGTGGTGGCGGCACCGGCTCAACCTGCGCCTGGCTGGTCACCGAGTTTGGCGCGTAGCGGGCCAAGATCTGCCATACGCCGGGCCCCTGCCAATCCACGACGGTCTCCTGGTGCGGGAGGTCGGCGTACGTGCCTGGGATGTTCGCCAGGGCGTGATTCACAATCTCCTGGTCATTGTTGGATCCCCTGGCCACGAAACGCAGCTCGACCGATCCGTTCTTGTTGATCGTGCGGCGTCGCGAGTCTGCGGCCTCTTCCATGGTGATAGGCATGGGTCACTCTCCGTAGACGGACGCGACGTTCTCGATCTTCTCTTCGATGCGCTTCGTGTTCTCCGCCGTGCGCTCGGCGGCTTTGGCGATCCGCTGCATGGGGCCGCTCGACGCCTGCAGGCTCAAGGCCGCGTCGGCGTTGAAGGTTCCAGTCGAGCCGATGCGGGCCATTACCTCCGGGGCCGAGGTCACGATCTTCGCAAGCTCCTTCTTGTGCCACCCTTCCGCCTGCGGATCCCACCACGGCCTGAACAACTTGGGGGCATCTTGCTTTGCGGCGCGATCAGGAGCAATGCGGTCGCGCTTCCATCGCTCAGCGTCGGCCGCGTCCTTGAGCTTTTGCCGCTCCGCGGCGATCTCATCGTTGATCTTGGAGATGGCGTTGTTGGCCTCGTCTCCAAGAGCCATCAATTGCTGACCAACCTCGGGGGCGTTGTTGACGGTGTCGTTCACGACGGCATCCGAAGCCAGCTGGGCATCCTTCCTGGCCTGAAACGCCTTTGCACCAAAGCCTGCGAATGCGTCGCGCGCCTGGATTCTGAAGTACCGATCGAGGTCGTCCCCATTTCCCCATTCGCCCGTGGAGGAGCCTCCGATACCGAGCTTGTTCATTCCCTTCAGTGTGCCGCCGAGAGACCACGCGTTGACCATGTGGTTGAAGCTGTGCAACTGGCCGCTGACCTCGAACCACTTCGCATTTGCCTCGCCCTTCAGTTCTTCCCACATCTGGCCAAGCGTGGTACCAGCCACGGGAACCGTCTCCGCCAAGCCGGTGGTGAACTCCGTCCACGCCGACTTCATCTCGCCGAGCACGGTCGTCATGGCCGACTTCGCGCCGAGCATCATGATCTTGGTGGCACTCTCAACATCACCCCTCTGCAGCGCTAGAGTGATGCCTTCCAGCGCCGTGTCAAAGTCGGTGCTGAGTCCATTGGCGGCGCGTCCAGCGGCCGATTCGGCTGCCTCCAGGGCTCCGCTGAAGTGCAGGAAGCCGGCAGCCACGACACCCACGCCAACGCTCAGCGCAACGACCGGCGCTCCGATAGCCGCGAACACCGTGGCAAGCGTGCCGCCCAGCGTGGCCAGCCCGGCAATGATCCCGCTCAGGCCGGTGAACGCCATTCCGACCACGCCGAGCGAGCCACCTACCGCGATCAGCGCCGCACCAACGGAGCCGATGGCAAGGCTCAACTTCATGGCGGTGAGGACAAGTTCCCTGTTCTCCGTGACCCACTTGATGGCTCCGGCAACGGACTGGGCGCTGGCGTTGGCCAGTCCCGTCAGTTCCGGGGCGAGCTGAGCGCCAATCTGGTAGGCCAGAGTCTTAATCGTCGCCCCAAGGCGCCCGTATGCATCCCCGAGCTCGTCGGCTGCCGCAACTGACTTCGTGCTCAGGGACAGGCCAAGATCGCGAGCCTCCTGCCGCATCTTGCTTAGGCCGTCGGCCCCATCTTCGAGCATTGGCAATAGATCGGCGCCGCTCTTCCCGAACACTTTCATGGCCGCCGCGGCACGCATCGTCGGGTTCTGGATGGCCGAGATGCGATCGCCGACCAAGGTGAAGGCCTTCTCGGGCGACATGGCCAGCAGCTCCAGGACGGATAGCCCCAGGTTGTCGAACGCATCAACAGACTCAGCTGACCCGTAAGCAGCTTCTCCCAGCGCCTTCTGCATCTTCTTGACGCCGCCCTCGAGACCGGCCATCTCGACGCCAGCCTGGCTCGCGACGTACCCAAGCTCGGACACGGCCTCGGCAGAGAGGCCCGTCCGCTTGGTCATGTCGAACACCTCTGACCCGACATCCGCGAAAACCTTGGATGCCGCCAGGAGACCGCCGACCCCGGCGCCGCCGATCGCGGCCAGCTTCACCCCGAGGCTCTTGACGCTGTCCCCGAATGCCTTCAGTTTCTCGCCTGCGACGTCGAGGCCCTTGGTGAGCTTGTCGTCAACACCCAGCTCGACGTATGCGCGTCCGGCCTTCCTGCCCTGTGCCATCAGCCACCTCCAATCGTGGCGCGTCCCCAGTATTCGGGGAGCTTTCCGCTTGCCACGGCACGGTCGAGCGCCGGCCCGAGGTATGGGCGGGCCTCGATGTGCACCTTGCGACCGGCGAAGAGCTGGCGATTGATCTCGTTGGCCCGCGCGACCTGCGCGGCCGACCGCAGCTTGGCGTACTGCACAAAGACGCCAGGCTTCACCTCGCGCCCAGGCGGGCCGGTGACGACCTTGATCTCGCCGCCGCCTCCCAGGTACCGGCGCCGCGTCCGGTCGCCCACGGTGGCCATGCCGCCGAACTCAAGCACCTCGGGTGCGCCGTTGGCCTTGTTGATCAACACAGGCCCAACCCACACCGTCCCATTGAGGGGGCCGGTCGAGCTCGGCTCGAAGTAGTAGAAGACGAAGTCCTTGAGGCGGCCGGTCTGCGAGAGCGGCGGATCGCCGGGCTTCGACACCGTCCGCTTCTTGGTGGGCCTCTTGATCGAGTTCTTGATGATGCGGCGCAGGTTGGCGCCGCCACGCCGGAGGGCCTGCTGGGTGTCCTTCGCCGTGGCGTTGATCACGCCCTGGCGGTCGAAGAAGTTCCCCTTGGCTGCCTTCAGCGTGATCACGGCTACTTAATCCATCCCTTCTTCTTGGCGACGAGCCAGAGCACGAAGGCCGCCAGCGCCAGGCCGGCCAGCACGAGCGCGCCCGTTCCGAAGTCAACGGCAGCGAGGAGGGTGGGAATCATGGGTCAGGTCTCCTGTGACGGCGTCTGGTCAGGGGCGCCGGCAGGCCGCCGCTGCCTGCGCCGCTTCTCTCGTTCCATGGCCAGGTCGAGCAGCGGGTCGCGGCCGCGCATCGCGGCCACTGCCTCGCGCACGCTCTCAGGTTTCTCGGCGTCCAGCGTGTCGAGCAGCAGATTGGCCTCCCGCTTCTTGGCCGGGGGCACGATCCGAATCCACGCGCCGATCACGTCGAAGATGCCGGTCTTGCTGCCGATGTAGACCACCAGCACACAGGCGGCAACGGCGATCGCCGCCCACATGGCCGTCTCGATGAGCCCGCCCAGGCGGTCCCACACGCTGTTGTCCTTGGTCTGGGAAGCGGCCTTGTGGATGCCGTCCACCTCGCCAAGAATCTCGTCGCACCGCGCCATGCCTGCGGCCGAGGCCTCGGGCGCCACATCGGCCACAGTGGCCCACGCCTCCTTGTCCTCGCGGGCGAGTTCGCCCACTCGGCTGGCGTGGGTAACCACCTTCTCGACCTGCGAACAGCCCGGAAGGCCGACGATCAGGGCGCAGGCGAAGCAGACGAGCCAGGCGGCCCGGGCGCGACGAACAGTTCGCGTAGCGCAGTCATAGGCACTTCCACCGGGGGCGGGTGGAACCGCTTCGGCATGAAGTCCATGGGCGACTTCCGGGAACTGTCGCGCGCGCAGTTCACGTTCGCCAGCATGGCCAGCACTGCGGATGTGTGCGTCCATCGTTCCTCCTGCGCCGCGTCGGCCATCAGCCAGAGCGCTCGGACAGTTAGGTGACTCGGGTCTACTCCGACACGCCCGGCTGTTCGCCAGACGAGTTCCCAGCCGTCTGTGATCCGGCTTCCACCTGATCCAGCGCCCGAGTCAGGCTCTCCCGCGCCTGTTGCGACTTCTGCCTCGAGATGCTGATGGCCCGAATGAACAAGTCGCGATTCTTCGGGTCGGGGGTAAAACGGCAGAGTTCATCCAGGACGGCATTCGTGGCCTCGAAGAGGTGGTCGCCGAACAGCTCTTCGCCGAACTCCTCCTTCGACACGCCCAACCTCTGGGCCTGCGGATACACGCAGGCCCAGAGCACGTCGAACATGCGGTATTGATCGTTGATCAGTTCGCCAAGCTCCGGAAGTTTTCCCATGTCGAGGCGCAACAGATCCACGTTCCCGATGTCGCGAATGCGCGTCGCGGTGGCGAGGTTGATCGCCACCGCCCACTCGCGGCCCTTGGAGTCGGTGAAGGTCTTCATGGCGTGGCTCAGCTGCCGGTGGCGTCGTGCCAGGCTGGGGCGCGAGTGGAAGAGGTCGGCTTGCAGGTGAAACTGATCTTGACGCCGTCGGCCAGCGGCTCGGGGCGCGAGTGGCTCAGCACCTGGAAGTCGGCGTCGAGGCCCTGCGAGTCGGCCACGTTCGATGGGCCGTCGAGGATCAGGAGCGCAATCGGGGTGCCGTTGAGCAGCGACGTCATCAGCGCGTCGTAGCCGGTCTGCACCGTGCCCTTGCGCAGGATGGTGATATCCACCGTGGCGTCCTTCATGCCCTGGTCGGTGGTTTTCCAGGCGGAATCTCGCGTCGAGGTGTCGATCTGGTCGGACTCGACGTTCAGGTTGACTTCGATGACGTTGGCAATCTCGGTCTCGGCGGTGTCGCCGGCGGTGCCGTGATAGACCTTGCACTTGTGTCCAAGCTTGAAAATGGCCATGGGAGGCTCTCCTTGAGGTGACTAGGGCTGTTGCTCGTTGGTGAAATCGCTGGATCAGGACGCGGCGGGCGCGGGCGTGAAGTCCACGTAGACCTCGGTGCCGGGCTTGAACATCTCGGCAGCCGCGGGATTGATGGTCTGCAGCTTGATCTCGCCTGCGGGCGTGTACTTGTAGAAGCGGCCGTTCTCGCTGTCCTTGTTGGGGTCGTAGACGGGTGCCAGGTGCACCGTGAAGCCGGAGGTGGTTTCGGTGCGGCTCTCGACCTTGAACTTCGCTCGGGTGGACATGGGTGGCTCTCCTTGTGGTGACTAGGCGAAGATCCGCACGGGGCTCGCCGGTGGCTCGATGATGGGAAGCGCCGCGAGCTGCTCGGGGGTCGGCTCGCAGCGGTGGAACAGGATGTTGGTGTGGTGGCGTCCGTCCACCAGCGGGAAGGTCTCGGCGCCAGGCTCGCCCTCGGCGGGGCCGTACACCGGGCCCACGTGGTCAACGGCGCACCACTCGCACCCCTCGACGGGGATGTCGGCGGCGGTGAGCGCGGCGTCCATGGCGGCGCGGGTCTCGGCTCGGAGGAAGAGCATCATGCCGCAAGCGCCTCCAGCGCGGCGCCGGTCTTGCAGTCGCCATAGAGCGCGATCGAAGCCACCTCACCGTTGAGGTGGCGGCCGGAGCGGTTGCGGCCGATGGCCAGAGTGGTGGCTGCCGAAGGCACCACGATCGCTCCATCGAGCGTGGCGGCACCG